CCGGTAATATATCTAATTGTTAGTGTTGTATTACTTGGTGCTTGTCCAAATGCTCTTGATGACAAGAAATTCGCTGGGTCATATGAAACACTTTCGTTTCTGAATGTAGAGGGTTTGCCCACGGTGTAAACATTTGGAATAATGATTTCATCGTCTGAAATATTTGTGCCCGAACCAAATTCCAAGAATGTTGTATTGTCTGCTTGAACACCTGTAACAAATCTCTTGGAAGTTCTTAAATATTTTAACAAGAATGGAACAGTGTCTCTGTATGTTGAAAGCGACATATCATTCTTGAATATATTTTCAGACTCTATAGGTACCAAATCTTGGGCAAGATAATCTGTTTCATTCCATCTGTTTCCATCGGAGTCATATACATCAAACACCTCAATGATGTTTGTGTCGGACAAATATATCTTATAAAATGGTGTAGCGGCAGCAACAGAAACATCTTTGGTTACAATTTGTCCAGAGAATGCATCAACCGTTTTCTTTAATACATAAAATTCTGGTTGTCCCGCTGGGTTTCTTTGATATACAGAAATTTCCAATGGATCATTCTTGGTATCGACTGTAAAATCAACAGGTACGCTAGTCAAAAATGGAACTCCTGTATCGCTAACGGTGGCCATGCCCGGTTTTATTATTTGAGCATAATTTGTATCAGGTGATGGATTGCCATCACTATCCAATTTTGCTGGTATCAATTGATACACATCTAATTTGGTCACGCTTGGACCTGATGGTTTTGTTTTGTAACTTAAAGAGCGTGCAGAATCAATAATGTTTTGACGTTCTTCTGCATTTGCAAGCATAGACTCTTTAAATTGATAGTCTATATAGTATGACAACACGTCGCCAACATATGCCGCCATTTCAATAAACATCATACCCGTGGATGCTTCACTAAAGTCTTTATATGAGTTTGGGTAATATGTTTTAGCAAACTCCGTCAAAGAAGATTTTAACTGTGAAAAATCCTTGTTGAGATATTTAATGTCTCGTTTGCCCGGCTGAAAAGATTTTGGTGTGTCTAAAATCATATGTTATTGGTGGTCATTGCTACGTCTAAATTTTGAGTTTGGGTGATTCCAGCTGACGGAACCGTAAATGAAACAGAAACATTTAATCTGTTATAGTTGCCGTCTTGATTGTTTTCGACGTTTATAGATTGAACATTAACATAACCCATCCAACGAGCAATATCTTTTCTGATAGTGCTGTCGATGATTGGAGTCAAATCTTCTGTGTTATTTTCAAATAAAACAGACCATAGACCAGATCCAAATTCTGGACTCATACGACGCTCTCCTTTTTTTGTCTTTAACAACAAATTGAGGTTAGACTTTACTTGCTCAAGCACACTATAACTTTGGTTAAAATAACCTTGCGGCCCATGTGTTATGGGTAAAGTTATGCCATATGGTTGTGTGCCGATTGCCATTTTATATACGTTTTGCTTTTGCTTTGGCGTCTATTGCCTTCATCATTTGAGAATAATCGCGGGTTAATGCGGTTGCTACTGCTGCAACTTCTTTGTTTTCTGCCAATACTTGCTTTGGTAGATTTGCGATGGTATCCATTGCCGATGGGCCTGTGTCCGCTTCTAATGGCAAGCCACCGACGGTTTCATTCAACACAGCATTTAGAGCCGGATTGGTGGAGAAGATGCGAGGAGCTTGTGCGGGAGCTTGTTTTAGTGGGGCATCTAGAGCAACACTTGGGCTTCTTCTAGGAGCAGCCGCTGGTTGAACTGGTGCGGCGGCACTCCGTTCACTTAATACCGTTTGATTGGAAATTTTTTCTGCCAAAACTTCCATGAGAAATTGCGGGAGAGAGTTATTAATTTCTTCCCGTATAACTGTTCTGATGATTTCTACTAGTTCTGTCTTTTTCATATATATGGTTCCTTATATAAATATAATCTATTTTTGATAATTATCCCGTTGGCGGTGTGTTATTTGATATCGTGATGGTAGGTGTTATGTTGGCAATTGCCGCGCCACTTGCCGTATTTGCAGCATCGGTGACTGCTCCAGTTGCACTAGAAACAGAATCTTGTATTCCTTTAAGTTGGTCTTGCATACCAGATACTCCAGTTTGGTCCAATGCACCTTTTACCGCATCACCTGCTTGATTTTTTAAATCCCCAACTGCCTGCCCCACCATGTCCTTGACCAATGATTTTAATATAGCACTTGGATCTCCGGAAGATAATGCGGAAATTATAGCAATGGCTCCACCAACCATTGCCATGTTTATTTTAAGGCCGGGTGCAAATGGTGGAACTATAGTTGTATATTTTGTAATTTTGGCTGCTATAAATTTTGGTCCAGCACCAAGAAGAATACCCGCTTTATCAAGTCCCGGAAATTTTGGCATTGCTGGTAAATTTAATTTTGGTAAAACAGTATTGAAACTTGGAAGACCGGTACCGCCCAGTGCTCCCGTCAAAGATGCGGGTCCACCGAATGCGGCGGATATTCCCCCGATTGAAGTTGGTGCGCCGAAAGCGGCGGCAGCACCGGACAATGTTGTTGGAGCACCTACGGCTGCGGCAAGACCGCCTATGCTTGTTGGCACCGCTGCGGAAGAAATACTGCCAAGTGATAAATTTGAAGCATTTGTAAAATTAACAGTTGGAGTCAATGAACCCAGTGATAGTTGCGGCGAAGGCAATGTGGGTATAGAAGAAAAAGATGGAATAGCCGAGCCGACAGACACCGTACTTGATACACTTGGCAAAGATACAGTGGGTGCGGTAAATTTAGGAATTGTTGCTTCTAATAGTGACATATATTTTAATCATCCCCACCCGAAACAAACACTCTACCACTCATTAGAGAATCCAATTGCGAACGAAGTGCAAGCAAACTGATTTGTTGCGCTTTTAGTGAAAGTATTTGATCCGCCCACATAACAGACGCCGGTGGAAGTATAGGAAGTAATGTTGGTCCGGTTTTTGTTGTATGAGTGTGTAGTTGCAACGCAAGCAGCACTTCTAGCTGACTGTTTACGTTTAGTAGCATCCAATCACACATGGTATACATCCAAGCCACGGTGCTTCTTCCCAATAATGCCGGTTCATATGTATTACCATGCTCTCCTAAATATATCGTTGGAGAATTGATGGTTGTTGTTTCCATCGCGGTTAGTGTTATTCTATCTTTGCAAGATATAGAAATTGAATCATCGCTGGTCATTCCTATTTTCTTTTTTGAGAAAAATAACATTTCATTGGCCTTTGAAGAAAATACAAGTCTATCGCTGTTTATTACAATTTGGTCCCCATCCAATTTTGGTAATTGTACTGGAAAAATTCCATATATTATCGGATGAGTTGTCGTTGGCTTAAAATTAGAAATTGTTTTACCCGAAGTAAAATGTATAGACGAACCATCGTTGTTTATATCTTCGGCTGTATAACCTTTTGCTGTAAATCCTTGTGCATTTTTAACAGGTGCTTGGCGATTTCTAAATAAAATCATTGGATTTCCCGCACCATCTTTATATTCACCGCCAGCACCAACGTCGTTGCTTCTATTGTCATCATATGCTCCAAATCTTATGCTAGATCCAAAACGAGATTCTAAAATAGTATCTCCTTCATATCTCTTGAGTGCGCGGATATGATGATTAAATTTAAAATAACTTCCAAGAACTCCTGTATAGTTTTCACCACCTGAAAAATTCATGGTAGATTTTGGACCTTTCATTGGAGTTTCTGCATTTCCCGCGTACTCATCAAAATTCTGTTCTACAAATCCAGAAACTCTTTCAGTTATAAAACTGGCATTGCTGTTTACAACAGACTTGAAGTTTAGTTTCTTTGTATAAAAATATTTGTTTAGATATTTGCCCACAATAACAACTTCATTCATCAATGGATACTCGGTTATTCCAGTATTTTCTATTGGAAATGCCCAAGCAAGTTGTTCTTTGTCTTTGCCGCGCTCGCTGTTTAGAAATCTAAACTTTATTCTGCCAATCAAACTATAATCTTTGTCACCAACAATTGGCTCACTTCCATCAATATTTGGGGGCCAATCTACTACATCAAGTTCTGTATTTCTGAATTCCGGATGTGAGTCGTCCAATATAACATCCAACACAACTGCTTCTTCTAATTCATAAAAATACGAACTATCTGGCTTGCGTTCAATAACAAATCTTTTAGACGCAAGTAAGTCGTCTTGCTTGATATTTAAATCGCTGCGACGGTCTGTGTGTGTATATGACATTTTATTTTGATTTATCCTTGGCGGTTTCTTGTGGTTCTTTTACCGCTTTGGCAGTTTCTTCTATAGCAGACATAAGTTGTTTCTTTTCTTCGTCAGTTAACATAGCTCCACCGCCTTCTCCATCTGGACCAATCTTGCCGCTCATCAATCTTTGAACGATGGCGGCAAGTTTGATTAGTTGCTCGTCATTTCTAATTCCAACGTCAAAATATTCTTTCAGCAATGGAACAATAGTAACGGCATCATTTACGGTTTTTATCATTTCACGCAAATCAGTAATCAATATATCAATCTGGTTCTTCTTTTCTTCCGAGTTGGATACAATGTCTTTGCACAAAGAAGCAAAGCTCTTTCCCTTGTATAATTCAAATTCATGAGTTTCCATACACTATAAATAGTTAAGGTTTGGTAGTTTTACCCACCATTATTCTCTTTTTCAATTCTCGCATACGCTAACAAAATTAATCAAATGCCCCTGTTATTTTACCCGTACTATAATATTCGTCACGGATTTTTCGTTGCGGTTCCATTAGTTTATTTATCACCTTTGTGATATGTTGTGTTTGGCAGTCGGCGATCTCTCGTATATATAGATATAATGCTTTCTTGTTGAACACATCTATTCTGTCAGCATTTCTAAATATCTCAACAACTGCATTAGCAATCTTCAAATCGCGTTCTTTTGTGAAGTGCTTTCCTACATTCTTGTCCCAATATTCAACCATAAGTTTGATAAACTCTCTGGTTTCGCTTTCTTGCTTTTCGTGTTCCGGTTCAACTACAAACTCACCAGCATCACCCGTTTGTTCACAAATTTCAACATGCTTCTTAAACCGTCTGTATGTTGTATTGTTGTCTAATATAAACCAGTGCTTGGCTACAATACTGAAATAACTAAACGCTTTGCCTTTACCCTTTTCATATTTGCTCATGTTAGCAACCATATGTGAAATGGCTTGCTTTTGAATTTCAAGCGGACTTACATCGGCATAACTGAACTTGAATGTGTTATATACATTCTCAGCAATCTTACCAAAGGCACCCTGAATACTTTCGTTATAGATTCTATCTTTTTCTCTTGCATCTTCTGTTTCATTGTATGCTACAATAGCATCTTCGGTTGCTGGAGTAAAATATACATTTGATACTTTCTTTTCTGCAACAACTCCGTCAATCGGTTCTATCTTTTTCTTCTTTCCTTTCGGACGCCCACGAGGTCTTGCGATCTTTTCTTCAACATGTGAAGAATCTTCAACTTGAATAATTTTTAACTTTATCTTACCTTTATTCTTTTTTGGTTTTTGTTTCTTTGAAACTTTTTTTACAAATTTCTTTTGCTTACCGTTTTTTTTAAATTTTTTCATATTATTTTATTTTTTCGTCAAATTCATTTATAATCCGTTGAATTTCGGAAAAAACAAAACCAACATCTTCATCGTTTGGAAATAATTCTTTGTCATCCACCATCTTGAGTCGCTTTTTAACTTGCACGACTTCTCCCCTAAAATATTCAATCCACTCTTCGTGAACCTCTATCTTTTTTAGCATGTTGAAACATGCATATGCTAGTGCGCAAGTTGAAATAAAAAACAGAACCATCAATGATATTATTATCCACATATTTTATTCCTCGGCTTCTTCGGAAGATTCGTCGGCTTCATAACCCAACTCCTCTTTTAGTATTACTAAAGCATCTTCAACCGCTGGCCAATTGCGGCTTTCTAATGCGTGCTCAAGTAATTCTTTAATTTCTTCTAAATTGTCAGGATCGATATTTTTCATATTATATAATTTTCCAACCTTCTCCAATTAATTCTAAAGCTTTTTTGTATTTGATATACTGGGTTTGTCCGTCTTTTTCTACCACGACTTTATCATTGCGGCCATGCTTGACTGCGGACTTGTTTGGTACAACGAATCTCACACCATCGTCGGTCATGAGAATACCATTAAGATGGTCAATCTCATGTTGAACTACAACAGATTCTAAAATACCATAGTCGTCTCTTGTGCTTTCTTGTGTCATTGGTTCAATGTCTGGACCAAATGGCATTGGATTTGCGTGGTTTAAAGTGGATACAGTAACCTTTGTTGTTCTCAAAGTTGCTGTTTGCTTACCTGGTAAACTTAAACAGCCTTCAAGGTATACAAGTTTTTCCGAACTGGATTCTGTGACAATAGGATTTATGAGTATAACTGGCGGACGATCTTTTCTGGCCCGAATCACAGACACACTTTTTGGTATTCCGATTTGATTGGCTGATAATCCCAACCCATATGGCAATCCATTTAGTGTCTCGATTAATT